CAATGGGAATGGTTCCTCAAGGTTACAGAGTGAACAATTTCTTAACTGATCCAAACGCGTTCTTCCTTATCACTGATGTTCCAAACGGAATGAAACATTTCGTTAGAACACCAATCAAAACAGCTATGGAAGGTGACTTCGACACTGGAAACTTAAGATTTAAAGCTAGAGAAAGATACCAATTTGGTGTGTCTGACTTTAGAGGAATCTTCGGTTCTCCTGGAGTAAGTTAATAGATAATTTTGAGGCGGGACACAATCCCGCCTCAATTACAAAATAAGAAAGAAAAACTCATGAAAAAACTTTTCATTAATATTTGGGCCTATAATCATCACGCTAAATTTACTGTGTTAGCTGAAGATAATGCTAAAAGTGTAGAAAATGCTATACTTGACAAACTAGGAGATAAAAGTATAAAATGGGAAGATCTTGGAGTTAGTTATGACGACAAGAAAAATAGAATAACTTTTGAAGAGGTTATAGATGATACAT